GCTCTAACTGTAACTTGATAATTAGTTCCTGATGTTACAAAAGCAACCATTATATCTTGGTCGGTACTTAAATTTGTGATTCTAAAATACTTACAATTCTCTACATCTAAAGCGCCGTCTGCGCCGTGCGGCGTAGAAGCAAAAACTGCTACTGTTGTAGTTTGCGAGTGTGTACAAGTTAAGATACGCTCCATAACATCAACAATACCAGTAGTAGTTAATGTATTTGAAGAGCCTCTAACTGAGCCGTTAAGTGTTACTGATTCTGAAATTGTTGTTACTAAATCTGCCATAATTATTTTTTCTTTTTATTATCTATTTGTTTTAATTTTTTAATTGCCCAGTTTACGCCACTTGTACCGCCCCAGCCTAACCAAGCTACATAACCCCTATCCTTCCAAGGAGTGCTTTTATTTTCAGCGCTAACCTCTGCGTTTTTTTCGTGTCTTTTAAATGAAGCCATTCTTGAAATCGTGTCTCTCGAAATCTTAGTTTTTGAGCAGAGCTGGTTGGCTCTGGTTAACCCTGTTTTCGTCATTCCTTTTACTTCGTCCCTACCGTGTTCGTCTATCCAACGTAAAACTTTACAAGCGTTATTACTTGCGCTTTCTGGGTAGTCGTTGTAAGTTTCAAACTTAATGCTAATAGCTTCTAACTTTTCTAATAAATCGTCGTAGTTCATATATGTATTGTTATTTTAAAAAAACCTATTGTTATTTTATATTTACCTATTTTAAATTTCATCAGTAACCAGCTCCGTTAGTAGATACTGGTATTTCACAAGTATCGAAGTCGTTCATAACTTTTACGCCTATATTAAAAACCCAACCACTAGCTAAATCGTCAAAGCGCTCTTGGAATGGGTCAATTGTAAATTGGTCTTCTGTAAAATATATTGGAAAATTAATATCGTTAACACCAGCCAAAGATTGTCTTGAACTATGTCGCAACATACTTATAAAGTCAGTAGCAATATTTAAAGTGTTGTTCCATACTTCTTGCTGGTTGTTATTTCTATTAATTAACTTAGTTAAGTCTGCAATAGGTTTTACTTCTGTACCCATATCCGTATCTACTAAGTCCATAATAAAAAGCTGAAAGTTGTATATAAGCTCACTATCTCCAGTTGTTACGTTTACAGGATTTATATGCAGTAAAGGCATTTTTAAATTCTTATCAATAGCCACGTCGTATATATCGCCTACTGATACCGTTGAAATTTGGTCGTGATATTCTCCTAACCTAGCCATAAAATTAACTACGTTATTATATGTTTTGTTATTAACCGACATAATTTGTTTTTACTTTATTTTGATTATCTAAATCTGTTTCGTAGCTTAACCACGTTAATGCTTCTAATAAATTTAATTTTGTTACTTTATCTAAGTCCACTATATTACCATTTGTTAATCTATACATAACACCAAACCAACTCCATTTTTTTGCAAAATCATTATCTGCTATTGCATTATCATTTCCCTTAGCTCCTTTGTCAAAGACGATAGCAAAATCGGTAATAATATTGCGCCGAAATTGTAAAAAAAAACCAGCGCATCTTGCACTTTTTCTGCTTGTAGACCTCGCATTATTTCTGTCCGCAACTTAATATCTCCGTCGTAAGGTTCTATTTGATAAAAAGTATCTTTTTTATTTGTTACTGGTCTGTATAATATAGCCATTATTTCTGGCATATTATTTTCTATGTCTTTTAAATATGTATCTAAATCTGCATATTCACCCAAAGTTAAACTATCTAAGTCTGGGTGAAAACCATACTCTTTACCGTCTATTTCTATAATTTGTTTTAAAGAACTATTTTCATTTTGTTGCATATTGGATAAACTTTTTGTAATCATAGCTATATGATACAATTCTAATTTATCTAATAATTTTTCTGGTATATTTGATAAAGCTAATATGGTTTGTTTTACTTCTTGTACTTTACTTACTTTTCTTATTTTAAGCAGTTTAGCCCATTTTTCTAGCGTTACGTCAGACCAGTTTGTTATTACATTATATTCCTTTTTTTTACCTTTATCTTTTATTTGTACTTTCATATATTATATAATAGAAATTGTTGATATTTAGTTTAAAGTATTATATTTGCCGTGTTTTAGTTAGTAAATTAATTTGAAAAGGGGAGCTTGAACGTGCGGGGCTTCCCTTTTATTGTACATAATATTTTCCTAAATTAGGATTGTCTAAATGATAAATTATATTATATCTAACTGCATCTATTCCGTGATTGTAAGCATCAACGAATAACTTAGACCCTTTGTCGGCATATATATAGTTATTAAATTCTTTAGCTAAATTTATTGACTCTTTAGTTATTATTATATCATAATCTAACATTCTAGTTATACCGCTTTCAATAGTACCTTTTTTAACTGGTTTTATATTTACACCTAAATGTCTCAAGTCTTCTATTAGTCTAGGCTCTGCGCTATCTCCTATAATTAATTTGTCTCCTACTTTTTCTAATATAAGCTCTGCTAGTTGGTGCGACTTTAATCCGTTTTTGTATAAGTGTTCTTTTAAATATATTATCTTTTTCTTTTTATCTATTGCTACTTCTACTAAGCTATCTGGGTCAACACTAAAACCAAAGTCCATGCCACAACTGGTTTGTAGTCCGTCTGGATTAAATTCGCCTATTGTCCAATTCTCAAAGACTACGCCCTCTGCTTTATCTAACCAGCCCCCAAGTATTTTATGTTTATACTTTTTAAAGTTCCTGTGTTTTATTGCTTCTACACGCTCTAAGAAGCTCTTAGACAGATTATCTTTGTTGTCAAGGTATGTACTATGAATATAGCATATATTGTCTCTAACGCCATTAAAACCAGCTTGTACGCCTTTGTCTTCAAAAAACCTTTTATATATCCAATGTTCTTTTGTAACAGGATTTAATATAAGTATAATTCTGTTTTGTACTCCCTTTTCTCTTATACTTAAATCTATTGTATCAAAAATGTCTTCGTCAATTAATTCTTCAGCTTCGTCTAGTACCCAGCAACTTATTCCTTGTAAAGATTTTAAACTTGCGGTTTGGTTACCAGCGCTTGTCTTTATACCTCTGAATAAAATATCACTATTGTTTTTAATGTTTATTACTTCTGCTTTATTAATACTAAAAATATTGTCATATCCTAACAAAGTTATTTTTTCTAAAAATTCTGGTATAATAGATAGGTGCGCTGATACCATAGTAAACCTAGTAAATAATACTCGTATACCTGCGGTCATAGTAAGTAGTGTAAGAAATACAGTTGCAGCAAAAGATTTACCAGACCCTCGACCTCCAGTTATTATAAAGTATCTAGCGTTTGAATCAAATAGCGGATTATATTTTCTACTCAGTTTCAGAATCTATAAATGTTATTAGCGGCATATTTAAAGTTTCTTCGTTGCTAGTTACATCTACTCTTTGTTGAGGTCGACCGTAAAAATATTCAAAGTATAACTTGACCGCCCATTGTTCTTTTTTTTCTAAACCTTTTTTTAATGACTCTAAAGCTAAGTCGTTTAAAGGTGTTAATTTTTCTATTAGCTTTTGTTCTTCAGCTTTTGGCTTACGACCAGCTCCTATTCTTTTGCCTCCGTGTGTACTCATTTTGAAATAATTTGATTAATCAAGTCTTTATATATAATAGACTTTATTCGTATTCGTTTGGTAACATTAACTTGATATTTAATTCTGTAAGCGCCCAAATTCTTATTTGGTCTGCATATATCTCAAATTCTTTACTATTCATTTTTGCCGTACTTTTTACTTTTTGCAAACCTATTTGTTTATCGTTCACCTCTATACTTTCCCAAAGACTAGCAAACTTTACTTTTAATGTATCGTGCATCTCGTCTGGAAAATATCCTAGCTCATTTGCTAACGGTTGTACAATACAAGCCCAGTAGTAATTGTTTTGCATATTTGACCTATTATTTCTTTGCTTACTTACTTTAACTATATATCCGTTATTTAATTCTTTTAGATAATTATATAACGTCTGTTTATCTTGATTTGTATGTATTACAAAATTCATTTAAAAATCGTCGTTAATACCTCGTTCGCCTATTAACATTTCTTTTGCTCCGTCCCATAGTTTACTATGTCTTTTCTTTTTACTTAACGATGCTTCAGTTCTTTTTATTTCTGGCATACCTTCTAATGGTTCGCTAGTCATATATTTTCCACAAGGACATTCTGACCCTTTTGTAACCCAGTTACCCTGACGATAAACAATATAGATTTTACTAATCTCTTTTTCATATTCTCCGCACTCGCATTTATATTTCATCTTGATAAAGCTCCAGTTATTGTCTTAATTTCTATTCTTTCAAGCTCAAATTTTAAATGTTCTATTGCTTTTTTTATATCTTGCTCAATAGGATTACCCTCTTTTTTACCAGCTCTTAAAAGATAAGTTATAGCCGTTCCTAAATTATAATTGTCTCCTTGAAAGTCTTCTATTACTTTACGAGCTTCTATTTTATATTTTTTACCTATGTAGTAGTTTGGTGTATTATTCATTTTTATATTTTTCGTATAATTTTGTTATTGCGTCAAAACAAGTATTTAAGCAAGAGCTACAATTTGTATTTGTGCTATAATTTGTGTTATGTATAGTGTTATACAAAGTTATTAATTTAGTTTTGTCTATATGATTTTTTGCTCGACCATTTTCTATTTCTGGGTACAACATCAATATTTCTTCTATTATTTCTTTTGGTAAATCTTTTGGTTTTTGTACTTCAGTTGTTTTTAACCATTTACCCTTTGGACATTCCATTGGTCCAATTCTTGACTTAATTTTCATAAAACATTTACAAATTCCGCAATTACCTAACAAACTTAAATAGTGTTCGCATGACTTACATATATACATACGCTCTTTATATACTTCGTTAGCTACAAAAAATTTCATTTGTTTTTTTTCTTTTTCGTTTTATCTTGCAACTCTAAGCTATTTACACTACATCTATTCCAGTTTGGACTTTGAAAACCAAATTGCATTTGAAAACTATTCTTTATTTTCGCATTGTATAACTTCATTACATTTATTCTTTAATTCTGTCCTTACCTTATCTATTGTTGTAAACAAACTGTTTCTACTTATTTTTGTTTTTTTAGCTAAACTATCAAGTGTATTACCTTCGTAATAATAAAGTTTGAATATTTCTTTATCGTACCAATGAAATTTATCTATTTCAGATTCTATTAAAACAATTTTCTTTTCCTTTTCGTAATCGTACGAAGTTTCAACTTCTGCAAGATTGAATAAAATCTTAGGGTTAGCGTGAGATTCCAACTTGCAACTATTATCATAAGTTGTACTATGAACATAATTGAAGCTATTAATATGCGTATAATATTTTTCATATTTGTAATAAAAATTAGACCTTGTGCTTGTAAGCGCTCTTTTTAGAGCAACCGCTCCATATCTTGTAACACCTTCAATACCGTCTTTATCATATATATTTTTAAGTGTTTTTGGATTCATTTGTAAAAAATAAAGCATTAATTCTTGTACTGCATTATTTATTTTGTTTTCGTTTTGAGTTATACCAAAAGCCATTTTTCTAAACTTGTCTGTAAGATTTGCTATTTCTGTATAAATCTTATTCATTTTCTGGTTCTAGTAATTCAATTTTATCTACGGTTTCTATTAATAATTGTTCTAAAACAACTTTGTAAGCCCTTATAGTTGCCCTGTTATTTTTAGATTCTAAACCAGCAAAAAAACTATTTGTAGCTACTGATAAATTTATTGGTATTATCATTAACCAGTCATAGTAATTATTTTCTTTTACTCCTTTTCCGTAACCGTTATGATACTCTTTGATTGTTTTAATAACGTCTTCAAAGTTATTATATTTAGATTTTGTAGAAACATCTTTTGCAAATTGCTTACAAGTGTTAATATATAACTCAACTGTTTGTTTGTGTTCGCTACTTGCGTATATAACTTCTGACATACGACAATTATATACAAAATAACTTATTCTATTCCTTTGTCTTTTTTTAAGTTTTTAACAAGTGATTTGTAATAAACTATTTTTTCTTCATAATCTGGTCTACTTATTTTTATAGTAAACCTTGAAACAACTTCTAGTTCTTCAGCCGTGCCTTCGCCGTAATTACTATCAAGATTTAAGCCAAAGCGATACTGTTCACCGCTTCTGAACATATTACAGGCTACGCATTGAACTTGACAATTTTTTTCATCAAATCTTGTACTGATATGTTTACGGCTTTGAAAGTGTCCGCATTGTAATTTTTTATAGTGGTCTACTTTTCCACAAGTAAAACATTGAGCTAAACCGTACTCAGTTGCGTTTCTTAATCTTATAAACAAACTAAACCATTTGTCTAATTCTTTTTTTAATTTACTAATCGACTTCACAAAACATTCCTAGTTGCTCATTTAAAGTAATTGGTTTTACATAAACGTATTTTGATATTGTAGTATTTCGACCAAATCTAGTTTTTTTTATTAAAGGTACGCTATCTATAATATATCCATCTTTTCTATGATTAAAAATAATTGCCGATAGCCTCGTAGCTCCGTATTCTCTAATTGCTTCGTAACTTGTTATAGCTCCGTAAGTTTTTAGATGCCAGAGTATTGCGTCTGATTGAGTTTTTACTTCGTCTTTTTTTATAATTATTTTTCTCATTTTAGTTATTAGTTTTTTAATTTTAGTTATTAGTTTTTTCATTTAATTAATTTTATTGGTTCTTGATAATAAAGTGTTTTTTCTTTTGACTGACCTAAAGTATGTACTTGATAATAAGCATTGTCTATTGTTTTTTTATGTTCATAGGTCCACTTATAAAAAGTTCTTATATTTAAAAATGGTTCATCTTTTCCAAATCTAACTCCAACAGAAAAAGCGTCTTGTATCTGATTAAAAGTCAAGTTTTTAAATTTACTTTCTTTTTGTAAATCATTTGCAAATATTTTACTTAAAGCTGCTATTGTTTTACCATCTGGATTTTGCCCTATTTCTATTGCGGTTTTATGTAGTAACTCGTATACTTTTTCAGTTAATTCTTTTAAGTCTTCTTCTTTTAATGTTTTCATAAATATTTTTTTCCGTCTAAGTATTCGTTTAATTGTTTATCAATTTTACTCATAGTTTGCCTACCTTTATCTCGAGACTCCCAATTTCGTACCGCTGCTTTCCAAGACTTCATTTTATTTTTTCCTACATACCAGTCTTTAGATTCATAAAAATTTATAAAAGTCTCTGCTTTAACATTATTATTACGCTCTTTACAAT